TTACACAGTTGTTTTTTCAGACCCTTTTTGTTCCAAGATGTATTGACAAAAGAGAAAGGCCTGTATACTGAATTGCATTTTTCAGTATACAGGCGGCATTTTTCTATTTATTAAGGATAATTTTTATTCCTTGACTATTCCGTAAATCTCATACCAGATTAGATTTGCGTTCTTCTGAAACTGCTGCGACATCTGCACGAACGGCGAAGCAATAACGCCGCCCGTGGTCGGGTGCTTGCCGAGCAAGCCGTAAGTGCTGATTGCCTCCTCGCACTGAATGTATCTTGCGTATGCCTGCGCATAGGCTTCGATGAGCCGCTTGTTTACGAGGTTCTCGCAATTACGCTGCTTAAGCCACAGCCAGGTTTCTCGGTATATATCGTCAGCGCCGAGCGGAACTCCGTTCTTCTGCCGAGCCGACAGATAGTCGCTTGGCTTCGGCATATCCGTGCCGTTCAGCATAGCGCCCTCTGGCAGGTCGACCGCTTCAAGTTCGGCAGTATCGAGTGCCGGTATGTCGTTGCTTATGATTTTCACCGGAAGTCCTTTCTGCTTTTTCTCTGCGGCAGGAGCGGGTTTATCTCCGGCGCGTACCCGTCTGCCGCCTCTGTTTGTACCGTCTTTCGCCACGCTCGTCACCTCCGTTGGGTAAGAAAAAAGGACGGTTCGCGCCGTCCGAAAATATATTCATGGTTTAATACCCCGTTTGAACCCCGGTTTTTGCGCACGAAGCCCCGGGCCGCTGTCCGAGGTAACGGTCGCAGAGATTCTGACTGCCCCTACCGGTCGCCGAGGTCGTGATGTATCTTCGTGTGACACGACTGACACAGCGACATAAGGTTGCTGAAATAATTACTGCCGCCGTGTGACACGGGAACGATATGATGTACCTCCTCAACCGGAGTGAGCCGACCCTCTTTCAGACACATCTCGCACAGCGGGTGAGCCGTTGCATAACGCTTTCGTATCTCACGCCACGCTCTGCCGTATTTTTTGTTGCTGTCGGCAGGACGAGTAAACTTGTTGTAGCGGCGGTTCATTAGCTTTGCGTGTTCCTCGCAGTACGGTCCGTCACATCTGTTGGGACAGTCGGGGTAGGAACAAGGGCGCTGTGGTCGTCTGGGCATGGGGGTCATCTCTTTTCTTTTTTTTGCTGATTATATCATACCACAAAGGGGCTACTGTAAAATAGTTGATTTTACTGTAAAGTTTCCGGAACAACAATCTCTCGTATTGCTTTATGGTGCATTTTGTAGACATTATCAATGCCGTATCCCATCTGAACGGCTATCTGCTCCCAGGTCTTGAAACACAGGTACCGTAGTTCAAGTAAGGTCTGATACTCAAGATTTGAAACGCCGCGAATAACTCCGGCAATCTCTTTTTTGAGGTCAACAAGTTTGTCAATGTCAGCGTTTATCTCGCTTTCCATATCCACGATTTTGATTATGACGTCCTCCATGCGGTGGATATTGCGGGTGGAGTTGCCAGGCATATCGTTGAAAACCGTCGTTGCTTTCTGTGCAAGCAGGTTCAGCGAAGCTATCTGTTCCATCTTGCTGTTTATACGCTGATCTATTCTGTATGCCTGTCCGAGATACTCCTTTGCCGTCATGCCGAAACCTCCTCTTTGAGCTTTTTCAGAAGCAATTCTCCGTTCAAATCCGAAAGTATCGAAAACCAGTTTGAACGGAAGAATTTCTCTATACTCCGCTTCTGCCGCTGTTCCAGTCGGAAATGTCCTCGCTTGACTTAATCTCTCGGATTTCAAACCGTTTCTTGATACGCTCCAAATCGTGCTTGAACCAGTAAGCCACAAGCAGAGATCTGCCGTTCATGCTTTCGATTATATCCTCCAATGCGTCCAGCTTGCGGTCGTGTATCTCGATAATGCTTTCATTATCGGAATAAACCGCTCCGTTTGCCATCTGCGACAGCTTATTTGAAAGAGAAGCGGCATTTGCCGCAGTAACCTCATTGTCATCGGTGGAAAGAATGAGGTCTTTCTTCAAACGGTCGTATTTCTCCTTTTCCTTTTCGGAAAGCTGAACTGTGTATTCCGTGCTTATGAGTTTCGGCATTTTAAGGTGGTCGGCGGCTTTCATGGAAATTGTGATGTCCGAGATTTTGTCATATATCTGCTGCTCGGCGTTGGGCAGAGGCTTGTAGCTATAAATCACCATTCCGTTACGCTTGTCCGGCTGAAAGTAGGTGTTTCTGTACTGCCCGATAAGCCTGCCGAGCCGCTCTCCCATATCCAGCAGAAGTCGGGCGAGCTTTACCAGGAGTACCGTGCATACTGTGCAAGAACAGGAGAATACACAAGAAGCACCACAGATTTCTATACCGGACTTGATACTGCAGGGTTTGAAAAACGAAAATCCAAAACGGGTGTTATGGTCTACGGAATCCGCTTGAAATCTGACTTTATAGCAGATTGAAAACCATAAGGGTGCAGGT